CAAAACGCAGGTTAGTAGAAAACTATGAAACTTATTAGAGAAGAAATCGAATCAGTAAAATTTCTAGTTGAGACTACTAAGTCTGGCAAGAAGTCTTTATATATTGAGGGAGTTTTCCTTCAGGGTAACATCAAAAACCGCAATGGTCGTATGTATCCTATGGAGACTCTCCGCAAGGAAGTTTCTCGTTATAATGAGTCGAATGTTCAGTCAGGTAGAGCACTTGGAGAACTTGGACACCCTGATGGTCCTACTGTAAACCTCGACAGAGTTTCACATAAAATTGTATCACTTAGAGAAAGTGGTTCAAATTTCATCGGTAAAGCAAAGATTTTGAATACCCCAATGGGTAAGATTGCTTCTGCTTTAGTTGAAGATGGAGTAAAACTTGGTGTTTCCTCCAGAGGTATTGGTTCACTCAAAACTACAAAAGAGGGTGTCAATATTGTGGGTGATGATTTTATGCTAGCAACTGCTGCTGATATCGTCGCTGATCCTTCTGCTCCTGATGCATTTGTTGAAGGAATTATGGAAGGAAAAGAGTGGGTTTGGGACGGCGGACTTCTCCGTGAGAGGTATGCAGAGCAAACAAAAAATAGAATAAATACACTCGTTGACCAGAAAAGACTGGAAGAACATAAGTTAGAGTTATGGAATAACTTCCTATCTAATCTTTAGTTTTATAAATAAATATAGTTTTTAATACCCGGCAATAACGGAGAGTTCAAATGTCCCGTGGAGATTTACAAGAAATGGAAGTAAAGACACAGCAATCCAAAACTGCTGTCAATGCGAATGCTGGAAAAGCAGACCCCATGCCTACGATGTCAGATCCTGGCACTCAACTTGCAAATGTTGAGGATTTAGGTGGTCCTACTCCAGAAAACTACAAACCCGATGATGACTCAGCTAAACTGAGCACACCTGGTGGAACCCTTAAGCAAGTTAAGGATGTAGTCACAAAGAAAGCTGGAAAAGCAGATCCTATGCCATCGGGTATGAAGGCAGAAGAAGCAGAGATTACAGACGAAGTAGTTGCAGAAGAAGAAACTACGGAAGAAGAAGTCGTCGCTGAAGCAGAAGTTACTACTGACGAAGTTGTTTCTGAAGAAGAAGTAACTGAGGAAGAAGTCGTTGCTGAGTATGACATCGAAGAAGATGTCAATGCTCTTCTTGCAGGCGAAGAACTTTCCGAAGACTTCCAAGCAAAAGCACGCACAATTTTTGAGTCGGCAATCAATTCTAAGGTTGCTCAAATCAAAGAACAACTGGAAGCAGCATACGAAGAAAAATTCGTAGAAGAAGTTAATGCTGCTAAAGAGTCACTCGCAGAGCGTGTTGATTCTTATCTTGAGTATGTCTCTGATGAGTGGTTCACTGAGAACCAACTCGCAGTTGACTCCGGTCTCAAGACTGAGATGACTGAATCATTCCTCTCTGGAATGAAGAGTCTTTTTGAAGAACATTATGTATCAATCCCTGAAGAAAAATATGATGTGCTTGAGAGCATGGTAGAAAAACTTGATGACATGGAAACAAAACTCAACGAGCAAATTGAGAAGAATATTTCCCTGAACTCCCGCCTTTCCGAGTCGGTTGCTGAAGGAGTATTAGATCAAGTCTCTGAAGGTCTTGCACAGACACAGAAAGAGAAACTCGCCTCACTTTCCGAAAGTGTGGAGTTTGAAAGTGAAGCACAATATCGTGAGAAGTTAGAAACTCTGAAAGAATCTTACTTCAATCAGAAGACAGTTTCTACATCAGCTAAAACTGAAACCCTTTCTGAGGGTGTAGAGTCCGGATCAGGATCAAATTCTGGTTCTATGGACGCCTACCTCAGAGCATTAGGTTCAACCATTAGCAACTAAACTGAATTTAATATTAATTCAAACCGTAAATTAACCACATAGGTAAAAAGCAAATGTTCCAATCAGAACAGTTGCAGGAAAAGTGGGCACCTCTCCTCAATCATGAGGGTCTCGATAAAATCGAGAACAACCATAAGAGAGCCGTAACCGCAGTCCTGCTCGAAAACCAAGAAAAGTTCCTTAGAGAACAACAATCATTTAACCAGTCAGGATCCTTCCTGACTGAATCACCTACCAACTCTGCTGGTGCATCTGGATATCAATCCGGTGGTGACCAAACCGTTGCAGGTTTCGACCCCGTACTGATCTCCTTGATCAGACGCTCAATGCCTAACTTGGTCGCATATGACCTCGCAGGCGTTCAGCCAATGTCTGGTCCTACTGGACTCATCTTCGCGATGCGTTCGAAGTACAAGACCCAAGATGGTGCAGAAACATTCTACGACGAAGTAGATACCGCATTCTCCGGTCAGAACGAAGGATTTGACGTTACCAACGGCATGACTGGTGCCGCAGTTGGTATGGGTACTACCGCACAAGGTAGTGCTTCTAATCCTGGCGCACTAAACCCCTCAACCACAACAACCCAAAAGGGATATGCTGTTGGTCAGGGTATGCGTACCGATGATGCTGAGGACCTCGGCACATCTGGCGATAACTTCAACCAGATGGCATTCTCGATTGAGAAAGTCACCGTAACCGCCAAGTCAAGAGCACTGAAGGCAGAGTACTCCTTAGAACTCGCTCAGGACCTCAAGGCGATTCACGGTCTGAACGCTGAAGCAGAACTTGCTAACATCCTCTCTACTGAAATCCTTGCGGAAATCAACAGAGAAGTTATTAGAACTATCTACAAGACTGCTGAATCTGGCGCTCAGGTTAACACCGCAACTGCTGGTGAATTCGACCTTGACATCGACTCAAATGGTCGTTGGTCCGTTGAGAAGTTCAAAGGACTTCTGTTCCAAATCGAGAGAGATGCGAACGCAATCGCACAAAGAACTCGTCGCGGAAAGGGCAACATCATCATGTGCTCTGCTGACGTAGCGTCTGCATTGACCATGGCTGGTGTGCTTGACTACACCCCTGCACTCAACGCTAACCTTAACGTTGATGACACAGGTAACACCTTCGCTGGTGTTCTGCAAGGTAAGTATCGCGTCTACATCGATCCTTATGCTGCAAACAGTGCTGCTAACCAGTACTACGTTGTTGGTTATAAGGGTACTTCACCTTATGACGCAGGTCTATTCTACTGCCCATACGTTCCCCTACAGATGGTTCGTGCAGTTGGAGAGAACACCTTCCAACCCAAAATCGGATTTAAGACTCGCTACGGCATGGTCTCCAATCCCTTCGCTCAAGGTACAACTGTCGGAGCTGGTGCTCTTACAGTTAACTCGAACCGCTACTACCGTCGCGTTACAGTTAAGAACCTCATGTGATTCAAGTGGTTGCTGCGGAAGCGGTTGCCCCACATGTCCTTTCAGACCTCCCTCACGGGGGGTCTTTTTTTATGCAAATAAATAGTGAAAAATCTTGTTATGAAAATTGCCGTAGTTGGTGCGGGAAACGGTGGATCATTTACAGCATTATTTTATGCATGGTATGGAAGGAATCTAGACCTAGAAGTAGAACTAATATACAATCCCAATACAGAACCGGAAAGAGTAGGACAAGCAACTCTATTGGACCCTCCAGGATTGCTATGGGCATCAACTGGGTTCAATTGGTATGAGAATAAAATACATGCCACCTTTAAGAGTGGTATTTTGTATGAAGGATGGGGGAAAAAGAAAGATAAGTTCTTCCATCCATTCCCTGCAGATAGAATGGCAATGCATTATTGCCCATGGGAAATGCAGAAATCTATTTTAGAATCTGGGCATTTTAAAGTAACTAAGAGTGAGTTATTAGATATCGATAGCGTAGATGCTGATTATGTATTTGATTGTAGAGGGAAACCAAAAGATTACTCTAACTATACAATGTTAAAGAATCCAACAAACTCTGCTATCCTTGCAAAACCAAAATGGGACTTAACTCAAACACATTGGAGTAGTCATATTGCAACACCTGATGGATGGACTTTTGTAATACCAACACATGAAGATTCACCATCACATGATTACTGTGTTGGATATTGTTATAGTGATAAGTGTTCTACTGATATAGAAGCAGAGTATAATTTTAGAAATATGTTTGACGTAGAGATTAAAAAACACGTTAGGTATAAAAATTATGTTGCCAATAAACCAATAGATGGTAGAGTTATTCTTAATGGTAATAGATTATTTTTTCTAGAACCATTGGAGTCCTCATCCACTCAGACATATTTTGAGTGGATTAAAATGACCTGGAATTACATATTCGGCAACAAAAAAGATCCATCAGAAGAAATCAAAGATTATATTAATCAAACTCAAAATTTTATTTTATGGCATTATAAGTTTGGATCAAAATATAATACAGATTTCTGGGAACATGCAAAGTCTTTTAATATGAATGATGATCTAATCAATCAGTATATTAACTTTGCTAAAAAATCTAATGAATGTCAAGTACTGCCCGAATTGTATGGTGGCGGTTCTAAAAATTCTTTATATGGACAATGGCCTCCATATAGTTTTAAAGTATGGTTAGATGGTGTTGAGAATAAATAACTAAAATATTACCAGTAAAATGCCCTATCATATCAAAACAAGTAGTATCATGAATCCTACGATTGGTGATGTATATTACAAAGGTGACAACAGTTGGACAGAAACTTATGATGATAGAAAAGTCTATGAAAATCAGTCCGATGCTGATGCTGTCAAAGCAACGACAGTCACTATGAATGGTGTGACTTATGCTCCAAAACATTATGCTAACTCTACTGTAGTGAGTGAGTGATAACAAATGGCAACGCAAAAATATAATGAGATAGGTCGTTCTCGTCAAATTGAGAATAGAAATTTCCTAAGCCCTAATGGATTTAGATTTGCTCTTCGTAGATCTCCTCAAGCAGCCTTCTTTTGCAATCAAGCAAATATACCGGACATGCAACTTGGTGTTGCCGAGCAACCAACATACTTGAAAAATATTCCCGTTCCTGGGGACAAGATTGATTTTGGTGACTTAAATATAAGATTTTTAGTTGATGAAGATCTTGGAAATTATATGGAAATACAAAACTGGATTCGTGGGTTAGGATTTCC